TCAAATCCCTTGAGGTTAATGATGACGCTTTCGGTGGTGTCGCCCATTGTCGCCATGAACTGATTCTGTCTCGATTGGGTCTTTTTAGGACTGATAGAATCCATGGCAATTTTTGCCTTGCCGACTTTATCGCGATAAGTGATTGACTCAATGTCGCCAGATTGCAATTTCACCGAACGATTGAATTTATGAACAATAACCAGTTCGCCATCTGTCTCGTTTATTTCGAGGACGCCTTTCTGGATTGCCCTTGTCATGGTGTTAAGCATGGTCTGAACAGCTTCAGGGCCGTCTTCGTTTTCCATGTCGGCTTTTTCAATGCCGTAGTAGTCCAGAAAATTGTCGATCTGGGCAAGTGCTGATTCTTTTGAAATAGGATTCTTTTTCGGTTCTGTTTTTCCGGTGGTCATTTCATTATCTCCCTGTGGGGGTTTTAAAAATAGCGGGCTTCGTCTGCATCATCCCCACAGGAATTAGCAGACAGCCACCCGCCAAACTGGTTAACTAGCGGTGAATGGCACCCAAACACCGGTACTTGTCATCATTTTGACTTCGCAAGAACCTTCTGCGGTCTGGCGTGGCCCTAGCGAAATTGTGCCAGTAGTACGATTAACTGTACCGTCGGCCTCTTCGTAGCTCATTGGCACACCAGTAACGCCGCCATTGAAAGTCAAAAGAGCAGCATCCTTGAGGGCTTTCAATACCACATATTCAGAGGGGGCAAGTATCAGTTTAACCCCTTCCGCGCTGCCGCCGACGGTTGTTACTTTTGGCATGTTGCCGCCAGAATGCGGTACTTCCTCGATTTCTACCCGGTCATTCTGTGCTATGTCAGCATCACCGGCGATTACAAACGGCACGCCATCAAACGTGAATTTTCTTGGTGATCCTACTAATCCCATTTTCCAGCCCTCCCTTAATTATTGAGTATGGCAAACGAGATATCGAACTCGGTTGTCACGTCATAAATGTTACCGATACCAGATAATACAACCGGGATCGTGATATCAAAGCCATCCCCGCCCGAGCGAACGGCAACCAGAGTTTTATCGGACATCAGCCGACCGATAGTGAAATCTGCGTCAGCAATCCAAGCACGACTAGCCCATGAATTAACCAGAGTTACAAGGTCGTCAAGGACGCTGTTAACGTCACGAGCTTTCAGGCGGCTATCTATGTCAGTGACTTTCTTGGTATCGGTGACAATCGAAATATTCTGCCACTTATCACGTTCAAAATTAACTTTCTGGCTGGCGAGAATGTTCTGGAGCTTGCTGATGTTCACCATTTCACGGTAGCCGTTGCTAGTTACTGGCACCGAGGCAGGTCGGTAGAAACTGACCACGTTCTGCAACTTAACAACGCCAGCCTGCACTAAAGTAGGGCTGATACCAGCTTTTACGGCGGTGTCGCGGCTGTCATAACTTGAAGTCCACCGCTCTGCCGTCGCTCCGGGTTGAACGCCTATCAGGGTCACGTTATTATAGCTTTCTTCGGCCCTGACATTATTGATCCGTGCCATGTGGCCGAGGGTTTGTGCTGCAATCTCGGTCGGGGCAGACTGTGAGCCAGGGACAGAAACAACGCCTTGAGAGCGATCATCTAGACGGGCATCAGAGATAACAATCTGCGCGGTCAGTCCTGCGGCATCGGCTACAGTGTCTCCTGTCAGGCTGCGGAATGGACGGGCAACAGTTTTCGCATACAGGCCGGTGAAACCGTTACCCTCGCCGACATACGTGGAGATGGCGTCAAGTGTGGTGCTGTCCTGACCATAACCGTGAATCATCTCGGTAAAGCCTGCCTCGTTGGCATTGTCATCAATTCCGAGGCCATTCAGGGCATCTGCAATGGTTGGTACGCCTGCCCCGCCGGTCATGGCGGTAATGGCTGCGGTAATACCGGTCGGCATGGTATCGGTTGATTCAATATTGAGGCTGATGTCTATATCGTCACCGTCAACCCCCATAGTTTTCGCATCCAGTTCCACCTCAAAAGTAACGGCGGTCTTGGAGGCAATTACTGGGGTGTTAATGTCGGCATTGACAGCGGCAACAACAGCGTCGGCAATTTCCTCGACGGTCATGGCTGCGGTAATCGTTACCGGGATGCGGTCGCCGGAAATGTAAACGGCCAACGTACCGGCAAGCACTCCGGTCGAGCCGGTAAAGTCAATCTCACCGGCTGACTCTGCGCTGGTTTCTGCCTGCGGTAAAATCCACGTTTCAATTCCCTGCGCTCCAAGTGCAGATTTAAGGTGCAATCTGTGAACCGGAGTACCGAAGCCATATATTGAGCCGGTTTCGGCTGGACTTAATGACCTGACGGCAACCTCATCAACAACAGCGGTTTTTGCTGCGTCGTAGGTTCCTATAATTACTATTTTACGCGGCAGAACTTCGGCGGTGGCCTGGAATGTCACGTTACGGACACCGGAGCCTACACCGGAAGCTAATCCTGGGAATGTCATAACTTACCTCCTCGCCCGGTTATCACGGGTCTTCTCCGGCTAAAGAGCCGGTATTTTCATTGTCATCACCGATTAAATCATCGGTGATATTAAACGCTGGTTGTACTGCGGCCACTCCGGTATCACCTGGAACTTGTTCGACAAGCTGACAGCTAAAACGGACTGAGCCGGTTAATTCAACAAATTCGCCTTGAGGTACAGGATTATCTTTGCTGAATCCTTCAATCCACCTGTCACTCACGACAAACGGCGGGCCTTCAGATCCCACATCAATATTGCGACCATCCATGAGAATCTGGTAAACGATCTCGAAAAGCTCATCCAGCGAATCGTCGGCCAGCTTGGAACTGCTTTTAAAACATTTAAGGGCGGCGGCTCGTTGCGGCTCGGTGGCATCGGCATCATTTAAAACAGCAAGATTTACTTCTGTCGCTGCCGAAACCCCCAACTCAATGCGGTAAGTTGCCTCGTGCTGAGTCGGACCGGTAAGGCCAGCCTTGCCTTTCGGGAAATCGCCCTCACCGTAAAACACCTGAACACGGCGCTTGTCGCCTAAAATCTCGGTTGAATCAATAACCTGGACCTGATGGTCTACTACCCGGAATCGACCCTTGGCGGCATTGCCAAGAATCCTCACCAAGTCCTTCTTTGTCAGCCGAAATTGCATCATGCTAAGCGCCTTTCTCTTCGGATTGCATCATGACTGGACCGCCTTCTTGAGATACAATTTAATGAAGCCAATCGACGCCCCGCCTTCCGGTGGCTGATCTGTGTCAATTAAAAAATCAACCTTTTCAGCGGTAAGGCTAGGCGTTATCGGTATCCTGACGTGCCAAGTTTCACCGGCCAGCGGTATTCTGGTAAGGCTGGAACGCCGGAGCGAGACAATGGGATTATTTACCACCATCTGCCCCAGCGTTGCCGGATCTACGCGAACCTGATCGTATAAGATTTGGCCCATGAGAAGGTCGGTGCTGCCCGTTTTCGTCGTATATATGACTCCATCAGGGTCAGTAAGTTCGACCGGTAACCCAAAATCGCCCTCAAGCGTGGTGTCCAGATCAGATTCGGCAAGTTCGCGCAGGTTCACCATTAATCAGCCTTTTTACTGGCGGGCTTGGTCTTGGCAGGCAGATACTTATCCGGGCATATATCGTGGGGAATTCGCCCGGACCAGCACTTGCCACCAACATAAACCTTGATGCCTTTCGGCAATTTTACAAGGGTCATTTCCCTTCACCTTTACCGGATTTCTTTTCTTTCTTGACAGCCTTGAGGCGTTCGACTTCGCTTTCAAGCTCTGCAACCAGAATATCTCTGGCTTTGATGGTGTTTTTCAGACCAGCGCATTCCTCACAGAACGCCTTTGCAGCAGCAATCAACTTGCCTACTTTGCCAGACTTGACCAACCGCTTCAGCACATCCTTGCCGAGTTTATCAACGGGCAGGGGCATTTCTGCCCCGTAATCCTTTCCGTCAATACTTACGACACCGGGGGCTATCCAGTACAAATTATCTTTAGCCATTACTCGGTGCCTCCTTAGATGATTGTATCAATCAGACCGAATGCGTCTGTATGAGTGGTTGCGAAGATCGGGGCCGACTGGGTACGGATGGTCACTTTCTTACGATCCCCAGACCGGTAAGCGTCGCAGTAGAACATATTCGGATCAATGACTCCACCGGTTGACTTGATCAGCGGCATCGGCGGCGCGTCCAGATTGAAACCGAAATACTCGGCATACAGGGCGCGGTCGGTGCTGTCGATGGGCAGACGCTCAGGAGGTCCGAAATAACGATCACAGCGGGCCTTAACGGAGCCGACCAGGACTTTATCGTCGGCGAGATACTTGGTGAACGTACCGGATGAATTGTCATAACCGTCTACATTGCTGAACAGCCAGAGGACAAAGCCTTTAGGGGTACGCAGTCTGCCGCGAGGAATCATGCCGCCAGCTACGAAACGGTCAAACTCAGCCGGGACAGGATTATTGGTAGTTACCTCGATCAATTCAAACCGGCGATTATCTGCCAGAGCGATTGCGGCAGTGTTCTTGAGGAAGTTGGAAATAGCGGTGTCACCCATAACACACATGTTCGGGGTAGTCCTGCCATTTGCGCGAATCTTCAGACACATCGCATCAATATCACCAAGAGCGTCGGCGGTGATCGTAGACCATGAAGTGCCGACCGTTACAGTATGAGTAGAGTTTCTACGGAAATCATACTGTAAGTTCGTGTTGCTGGTCCCGAGAATGGCATCCATCTTACCGGTAGTCAGAGACTGAGCGGCAAGGCGCTCGAACATGCGACCAGTCCGGCGAATGCTTTCAAGGTGCAGAGTGAGGGCGTGATATCTCATACGCCCGACACGGGTACTGGCTGCGAACGGCTGCTCACCGGGAACACGATTAAGGATCATATCGCCGGTAATATTGCCTTCTTCCTCGGACAGCGGGTACTTACGGGAGAAAGCGGTACTTTTACCGTTCTGCATATCGGCTTGAGTGCTGCCAAGCGTCCTCGAAATGGTGCCACGAGGGATCAGGGCTGCGGTTTTCTCGTTGCCCCTTACGATGTCAATATCAACATCGTTTTTGTCCGGGGAAAAGATAGTCCGGCCACCCGACATGGGGTTACCGAAAAACGCCTGCCATGCGGTAGGGACTGCGATAATCTCTCTATCGTCAAAAGCCTCCACCATGAAGCGGGTAAAAAGGTCTTGGGCTGCTGGGGTACTCATATCTGAATCCCTCCTTATGTCTCGTATGAGGCGATATCAACGGTCAATTCCGTGAATATGCCGATTTTTGCCAGTGCATCGGCAACGGTGTCACCATTCAATAGAACGGTTGCCAGGGTGCTTGATCCGTCGTCAAAAATGATCATGTCAGAGGCGACGGTCATACAGCCACCGATCAACATGGTCTGATCGGTAACGTCGGCGGCTACCAGTGCGGCGGCGGTTACGGAGTCAACCATCAAAATACCGGCTGGAACTTCTACACCACCAACGCCATCAACTTCCCACGGAACCCAGTTGCCATCTGCGACAACGGTGATGG